TTATCAGTATTAATCTCTGCTTCTCTTTTTAATAACATTTCGAGAGCAATATTATTATAACCAAGCTTCTTTAAAATTTCTTCGTTCATGATGATTTTTTGTTCCGTATATTGTTACTTTATTCCTTCTATGATATCATAACGTTATGAACTTATCCTTGTGTTGTATTTCAAATATCCTAGCTGAACAAGGATACAAATTTCGAACAATGACTTATAAGAGTTTTTCGAGTAAAGATAAAGCTGAGTCATTAGAGAAGCTGTCAGAGATTATTATTAATAATTTTTCTGTTACTGGAAAAATTATTAATCACTGTGCTGCTAATAATATAAAGGGATATAGACTTTCGAGTGATCTTTGTCCAGTTATTAAACATCCAGATGTAATGTTAGAACTAGAAGATCTTCCTAATTATAAATTAATAGAAGAAGAAATAAATAATGTTTCTGCAGCTATTAAAGAAACAAAAATTCGAGTTAGTGCACATCCCTCTGAATATATAACTCTCACTTCAGATGATCCAATAAAAATAAATCATTCTCTTATTGATTTAGAATTCCATGCTGAGATTTTCGAGCGCTTAGGTTTGAGTAAGAGTTATTATAATCCACTAAATATCCATGTGAGAAAAGAAGGGGATCCAGAAGAGTTATCAAAAACCTTCATAGATAATTATAATAAACTATCCTCTAATGTAAAGAGTAGATTAGTATTAGAGAACAACGATACTGGAAAAACCTGGACCGTAGAAATATTGAAGAAATATTTCTACGATACTTATAATATTCCTGTTACTTATGATAACTTACATCACAACATGCTTAATAATAATATGTCTCATGAGGATGCATTCTTATTAGCTTATTCTACCTGGAACTGTACTCCAATATTCCATTATAGTGAAGGAAAAAATGGTACTAGAGCTCACAGGGATATGGCAGAAGATCTTCCTGTTAATTATAATAAAGATGTAATGTTTGATGTAGAATTAAAAAGTAAAGATTACGCAATCCTGGACATACTGAAGAGATACAATGAAAGAGAAATTCGAGCAGCTCTGTGATATACTAACAGAGGAAGAAGCTAATAGTGTACTGCAGCTTATAGAGATATTATTAGAGAACATTGAAGAGGAGGAAATCAATGTTTACACCTCACTAAGTAATTTTAAATTACAAACAATATATAAAATACTGAGTTTATTTAAAAATGACGAATAAAGATAAGTTAAAAAAGATAAGCAGCACATTAAGTGAAGATGAAGCTGGTTTATTATTCTCTATAATGTTAAAATCATTAGAGAGTGCCAATCATCAAACAGTTAAATATGATGCTGAAGAACTACAAGATCAAAATGAAGAAAAACTAATGATCAATGTAGAGACTAAAATTAAAAAAGCATTCTTGAAAGTGAGAGAAATCCTTGACATTATTAAACAATAAGCTTTATCCTCCAATGTTAGATCCAGATGATAAGAATAAATATTTAAATGATTTATATAAAAATTATCATCCTTCTAAAATTAATAAAACAGAGTCAAAGCATTTCGAATGTTTGTATTTAGAAGATGATAATTATTCACTATCTATTGCAAATCATTATGAAAATAAAACTGCAACAATTACTAAAGTTAATAAGGAATCCAAAGAATGGGAAAGCTTATTAATAGAAAAAGAAACATACAAACAAATATTATCACACTATAGAGAAAAATAAAATGTCCTCTCTTTCTTGCAATCCTATAGTGCATCTGATATATTAGATTGGAAGCCAAAACCAAGAAAGAGAAGCCAAATGACATTTGAGAGTGTGTTAAATAATATTGATTCACACAGAGTGAATCAATATAAAGAATATTGGAATAGTGTTGCTCCTAAAACAGATGGAGAGTTTTTCCAAAGATGGTTGTTTGCATACACTAGCATTCACACAACATGGGAAAGCAATGTACGTGCTTACAATCATATTAAAAATTATCACGAATGGAAGAATGACAAAGATAAACTTGCTCACTTATTATTAATTGGTAGAGCTGGATGTCATAATCAACGTACCAATTATATCTGGGATTTTTCGAGCAAGTTCTGGTCTAATCCTGATAGATTTAAAAAGACTAATAGAGAGAACTGGTTTAATTTTAGAAATCGTCTCTCTAATGAATTGTGGGGAATAGGATTAGCAAAAACTAGTTTTGCTTTAGAGTTATGCTATCCAGAAAAATGTCAAGCAGTTTGTCTTGATGTTCATATGCTACGATTACTAGGAATGAATGAACAGGGATATAAAAAAGATAATCCCAAAGATGTAGCAATATATGAGCAGGGAGAGAGAAAGTGGCATTATCGAGCAAACAAAATGTCTGCTCCTAATTATATTGCAAGATGTATTTATTGGGACGTAAAACAAGGACATAAAAATTCGAGGTATTGGTCTTCTTGCTTAGAGAACCAACTACACTTCCAATTTTAAAAATTTACTAGGGAACTTTTTTGGCTTCTTGTTCCTTAGTAAACAAGAGGGGGAACAATGTCGTTCCCCCTCAAACTTAAGAAGCTTGTGATATAATATTTTTCGAGGAAGCCAATATGAGAAAGATGACAATCACCTTTACAGCAGAATTCCTAATTCCAGATAATGTTAAAATACATGATGGTGGAATTTTTGAGTGTGAAGAAGTAATGTTCGAACCTTTATTATCTTTTAATTGTGTAGAAGTAGACCCAAATAATCCAGAAGAATTAATTCAATTCCCAAATGATATTTGGTCTGTATTGGATTATGAAATTAAACACATATCAGTAGATTCAGAAATCGAGGTGGAAGCAATTGAAGATTAATTTCAATGTTACAGGAACAATGGAAATTCCTGATGATGCAATCAAACACTATGATGTTGCTGGAAAATTATATGCATTAGAATTTAATGACATTATGTATATGCTCCAGGTGTGTATTGTTGCTGAAGCTGGTGCTGGAGGTTATGATATCCTTCATCAATTCGAGGAAATGGAAAATCATAGCATAACTAATCTACGTTATAAAGATGCAGAATTTAGTGAAGATTAGTGTAGCAAAACAGCTAGTAAGAGAAAGTAAAGATCTTACTAGCTGGTCCTTAATTACGTATAATTTTTATTATCTGCAGCTAAAGGGATACGATATTTACAAAAGAAATATTTCGAGGAACTATTGGCAATTTATTGTAGCAGATGATATAACACATTGTACATTCAAGATGTACGAGAAAGAAGCCAACAATGCCAAACTGGGTAATGAATGAACTTACCTGTATCTTCCAAACCAAGGAAGAACTAGATGCTTTTAAAAATAAAGCAAACACTGAAGGATTATATAATTCTTTTATTCCTATGCCATCAATATTAGATGGAACACGCTCTCCTCATCTTGACCCTGATGCTTTTATTGCTGGAGTTAATAAAAGCAAAGGTACTAAATTCCTAACACTTGAGGGAATTAAACTTGCTGGTGAAAAATGGGATGCTGAATGTGCTACACAACTTATTCAAAATCTCAAAGCATTCGAGGAAACTGGACACTACGAATGGTATTCTTGGAATATTGAAAATTGGGGTGTAAAGTGGGATGCTAATAAATGTACATCCAAAGAACTAACTGATTTCAATACTATTATATATAATTTTAATAGTCCATGGGGAACACCAGAGAATTTCGTAATCAGATTATCCAAACTCTATCCTAATGCTACTTTTGAAATGGTATCTGGTAGTATTGAGAATGACTCCCATTATGAGTTTACTTGTGTAGATGGTAAATTCGAGGAAACTTGCTCCTACGATAATTTTCGAGAAGCAGTGGAAGATGGTAAGTGGGGCGGATGGGATGAGTGGTCTGAATTGCTTGAGGAAAGCGAATGACAATTAAAGAACTAATCGAAGCACTCCAGAAAATTCGAGCAGAACAAGGAGATGATGTAGAGTGTGTCATCTCCCTTGATACTAATGATGCTTTTAATGAAACATATCTAGATGATGTTGTATTTAATAAATATCAAGCACTAGATACTCCAGATGGATATATTTATAAAGTATGTCTTCATGGGGAATTGTATTTCGAGGAAGACTAAAATATTTCGAGGGGAGATTTTCGAGTCTCCCCTTTTTTATGTTAGAGATGATATAATAGCGTATGGAAAACTTGAAATGGATTCGAGCAATGGCAGACCGTTTGAGAGATGAACTTTCGAGCGAGTATGATGATGAAACAAAAGATTTAATAATTCGAGCGTTTATGCAAGGATTATTTCAACAACCAGGAATCGTTGAAGAACTAAAATCGAGCTCTTTAATTGAATCAGATTATTTCGAGGATGCTGAATGAAAGAATTAAAATTTACAATTACTGGAACTATCTTTGTTCCTGATAGTGTAGAGTATGAATACAATTTCGAGAATCAAATCTACTCTTTTAAAATCAATGATAAAACATATTCTTTGATTGCTGGTTTAGAGGCAGATGAAAAAGAAATAATTGTAACAGATGATAATTTCAAATCTCATGACATTGGATTTTTCGAGTATGAGGATGCTTACTTTGAAGATTGAAAAGTTTATCTATATGGCTGATGGATTCTATGTTTACAAAATGGAAGAGGGATATGCAGTCAAAGACCAATTTGGATATACTTTAAAAACATCCAAAACAGTTAAGACTTGCGAGAGATATGTCCAGCAACAATTACAAACAAGACGTGCAGCAGAAAGATATGCAATTGAAAAGATTAATCAAAGTAAGGACTGATATTTCTTCCAGCATTTTTCCAATCCAATTATTTCAAGTGGATGATTACTTTACAGCTGAAGAAAATGGTGTTGAATTATTCAGATACAAAAGTCAACATCTTTGTTCTATCAAAGCTAAAGAATTAATCCGTAAAAGAAAAAATGAACAGAATGAATTAAACATTCAAAAAATCAAAGAACTAAAGGAGCAAGGAATCTTATATGATACCCTTAATTAGTATTTTTCTTTTAACATCACTAGATCCAATCAAGAACTTTGTATCCTTGAAAACTTATATATCAGAGAATGCAAAGATACATTGTGGAGTGTATTTTATTAATGAAGAAATACCTGATTTCCCACGAGTAAATATAATAGAAAAAAGTAAAGTTGATTTCTTCAAATATCTTGATACAATAGATATAGAACACACTCAAGTGGGTAGTTACTATTTCTTTTACAGGAAGCCAAAATGACAGTTAAAGAATTAAAGATATTGGATAAGGAAATCCAATATCTTTGCAATTACCAAGATAGAATTAAAGAGATTAGACAAGTTACTAATATCAATCCAGCTTATTCATTCACAAAAGAAGCTGAGATTATTGAATATCTTTATAAAACTATTCTAGAAGAACGTAAGAAAGATAAATCCACATTCTTCTCTGTTGGTACTTCTGGTTGGTATGTTATCTACCTAAGAGAAAATAAAAAATATAAGAAGGGAGAGAAATTCAAAATTAAAATATTTCACTCCTTTGCTTACACTGATAACCTAAGTTAATAAAATATCCCAAAGAAAAACTTTGGGATATTTTTATAGGATTATCAAGATAATCCTATATTTAAAAAGCAAATAATTTTTAATTTGCACTCCTATAGCAAGATGATATACTAGTCTTATGAATCCAGAACTCTCTCTTGAAAATCCTACAGCAGAAAAAACATTTACATACTACATAACTGAAAGACACGGTTATGTAGAAACAACATTATCTTATCTTCGTAAATTAAAAATATCAAAACTTGTCAGTGTTTATTCTAGACATATGAGAGGAAAAGTTTATATTGAAGAAGATGGTGATTTGAGATTATTTATCAAAAGATTAGAACACGATAACGTCAATGTTACTTTAAAAGAAGATTATTCTCGACCTCAATCTTTCTTTGATAATCTCCCCTCCTTAGATGATTACACTTGGACTGGAGAACAGTTTGATAAATATAAATCAGATTGGATGATTGACTTTAAGTGTTATTTCTCTAAGTATGATAATATAAAACATGTAAGGGATAGCATCTTTGAAACTAAAGATGGTAAACAAATCAAGATTTATCCAACAGTATATCTTGATGGAAAACCACTAACACCAGCACAAGCAAAGAAGATTGGTTTTGAACCACAATCTATCGTAACAAAAGACCTGGAGGAATATTATGACTGAAACAGAAAAGATTAGAGAATACTTAGATGAGCATTGTGAAGATGCAATTATTTATAATGGTTGTGATTCAGCTCTCGTTGGTATTGCTAAAATAGTAAGAGAAGATAAGTTTGTAGATGTTGCTATTTATTCTTATGAAAGATTAGTAAACCATTTCAAAGAAGAATATTTAAAAGATACAGAAAATCCAATCTCAGAAGATGATGCTGAAATAGATGCAATAGAATGGGTTGATTATAATGTTGCTGGTGGATATCTTGGTATTACAACTCCACTAATTATTTCAATGGAATAATGTAAAAATATAATATGGATATTTTCTTTCACTGCTATTGTACTAATGATTTTGCAACAGTACTGACAAACAAATTTAAAAAACTAAAAATGTCAGGTCTATATGACGCTGTTAATAAAATCTATTTACCTGTTTTTAATTTCTATCCTCATCATCAAGAATTTTTAGATGACTTAAGAAATGTATATCCCAAGATTGAACTTTCATTTATTAGTAATGCACAATTCAATAGTGAACCAGATACACTAAATTTGATATTAAAAAAAGCTAATGAGTATGAGACTAATACTCCAGTCTTATATTTACATACTAAAGGTGTTTCTCATCTAAATCCAAATCTTAAAAGAAACATTGATGCTTGGGTGAGATACTTAGATTTATATAATATAGCTAAGTGGGAAGAATGTATTGCAGCACTAAAAGATCATGATGTAGCTGGAGGATTATATGTTGATAATCCTAAACACTTCTCTGGTAATTTCTGGTGGGCAAATTCTAATTATTTAAAAACACTTCCTAGACTTACTAAATACAATATCAATGATTATAACAGAGGAGAGTTCTGGGTATGTAGTAATACCAATAATATCTATCCTGTAGCTATGAATGCTCCTGTTGATTTATATCATAATTACTATTGTATAGAAGAAGACTTTCCTGTTGGTTTTTAGTTTTTTTAATTTACATCTTAAACTTAGGGATGGTATTTACCATCCCTAAAAATTTTTGTCAAATTTTTTCTCTAGCTTATTTTTTTAAATAGTGTGGCATATGATATACACACATGGTAATATCCTAGTGTAAATTTCAATTACAAAGGAAGCCAATCGCTATGTCGGATACACCTAAATCGTTCCTTGAACTGGACGATGCACCAATCAAAGCAGAACCAAACAAGTCTGTCTTCACCAATGTCTCATCCCTCCAAGTCAAGGAAGGTTCAACAGCAAAGCAAGATGCCAATGGCAATTGGTTCAATGCTATCGGTCTTCAATCCTCTGCATCACATCGTCATGTTGCCAAAGTTTGGCAAGACAAATGTACCCCATTCGCAGACTTTGTTTCTACAGTCAAGGAACAATCCAAGCACAAGGAAGACATCGTCAAGAAGGAATCTGAAATCCGCTTGCTTGATGCTAACACTCTGCTTGATGGCACACCATTAACCAAGTCTGGTCTTAACTCTCTTCGTGGTTTTACAGACGTTCCTTCATCCATGGTTTCGTTCCTTCAAGAGCGTGAATATGATGAAGAACTGGTAAAGTTTCTCAACAAAGAATTGGACAGACGGGAAACCACTTGGAACCACTCTGGCAAAGAACCACGGGATTTCCGTGTACGTGTTCGACATGATGATGAAGGCAACGATGTCATTCGTGCCATCGTATCTGAACGATATGGTGTGATTGATAATTCTGAAGCCATGGACATGGTAGTCAATGCTCTACCATCATTGAAGGATGCACTTGCTTCACACATCTTCAACGATGGTGATGATATCTATGGTAATGTTCTTTTGCCAGACTACATGAAGAGTGAACCAGATAGTGACTACGGTGTGGGTATTGCATTCAGAAATTCTGAAATTCGCAATTCCACTTTCAAGATTTCTCCATTCCTCTTCCGTGCCATTTGTCTTAATGGAATGATTTGGGGTAGACAAGATGCTAAAGATGAAATCAATGTCAACCAACGACACATGGGTAAGATTGACCTTAAAGAATTACAAGAACAGGTCACCAATGCTGTTAAGAGTGCTTTGACGCAAGGTAATGACCTTCTCACTCTCATGTCCTTATCCAAGCAGGTCAAGGTTGAAAACCCACTTGCAACTATTGCACTACTTGCCCGTGACCAGAAAATGACCATTGAACAAGGTAAACTCTGGCACAAGGGATACTTGGATAGTTTGCATGAAGCAAACGGTCATGTTCACGAAAACACTGCTTTTGGTATTGTGAACGGTCTTACCCGTGCATCACAAGATTATAAGGGTAGTATGCGCGAACAAATGGAAACCCAAGCAAGTTTTATCCTTGCACCATCCATTGATAGTGATTTGCAAGCAATTTCCAAGCGTTGGGGAATGATTTCCGAACGTGCAAAGTTAGAGAAAGAGAAAACAATCAATCAATACGCTTATGTTGCCGTTTAGGCAACATAAGTCCCTCTAAACTCTCTTATAATGCAAATAACACAGGTTTATACTGTGTTATTTGTGCTTAAGTGCTGTTATAAGCTTCTAAAAAAATAATTAGCAAAGATCCTTTAGGTATGGTGTTCACCATACCTACAAAAATTTGTCAAAATTTTTCTTTTGAAATATATGTTGCATAGGGTATGTACAGATGATAATATTCTTGTGAGGAAACCTATCATGAAAATGAATTCACCGACAATTGACATCGAGCAATCGGGTGTCATCAAGCAATCATTCTTTTCCATCAAGGATAAGAACCTTGGTGTTATGTTTGACATTGCACGTAAGAAAATTTACACCAACAAGCCATTGGCAATCATTCGTGAATACTGCACCAATGCATACGATGCTCATGTTGAAGCAGGTATCAGTGATAAGCCAATTGAGGTTATCTTTCCTACTCCATTCAACAACACACTTACCATTCGTGATTTTGGGTATGGATTGTCCGAAGAGTTTATGCTCAATGACTATGTCTCATATGCTGAATCTAGTAAGCGTAATACAAATGACCAAGTAGGTATGCTTGGATTAGGATGCAAGAGCGCATTCTGCTATGTCAACGATTTCTTAATCACCTCATATCACAATGGAACAAAGTCTCTCTACAAAGCATTCATTGATGATACCAGATTGGGTGTTATTGCAAAATTGTATGAAGAGCCAACCACAGAAACTGGTTTGGAAATAACAATCGCAATCAACCCAGATGACCTTTATTCTTTTAAAACTACCGCAGGTGAATTTCTAGCAGAATTCGTACCACAACCAATTGTTCGTAATGATGATTTTGTGGTTAGAAGGATGCAAGATACACATAAGAAAAGTTTCTTAATCAAGAAAGATACTTACTCCATTCATAATACGTGGCATGAAAGTAACCATGTTGTGCGAATGGGTAATGTGAACTATGCTTTTAAATTATCCGATTTGTCTTTGAATGCGGATGATGCAAGAGAGTTAAGTCCATTCCAGAATAACTACATCAAGTTATATGCTGAGATAGGAACAGTCACACCAGCCGCTTCCCGTGAATACCTTGAAATGGACGAACGTACAAAGTCCTTTCTAGTTTCACAGATGAAGCAAATACTTGAAGACATTAAATCTGATGTCCAATCTGAAATTGATAAGTGCAAATCTTTGTATTTATTTGATAAGACATTTTGTGAATTGTTTGCAACAATTCGTGCTTTCAATATCAGTGTAGATTTTCAAGGGGAAACCTATAGCAGTAGACGTTCTTGGAATATTCAACTGAAGAAATATGAGATGCTCAAAGAGGCTCTCCGTATTTCGAGAAATTTAAATAACAACACGTCTTACAAAGTGATATCGGACTTAAGTCATAATGAAGACCAGATTATCTTTACTTATCATGAGAATGTTATCAAAACATCAGTAAGACCAAGGATATCTCAATCATCATACAATTTGGATAATGCATTCTTATTCAAATTCGAGAACCAAGCAGACAGAGATGAATTCGTAAATCATCCTGACTGGCAGGGTGCTACTTTTGTTGATGTTGCTTCTCTGCGCTTTGACAAAACAATCAAGACTAGAGTTTCGAGAACAATGGTCAAGTCTGATGTATATAGGTTTATGCCTCATCGTACATCTGCATCACAATCTTGGATTGATGAGAAATTGTCCCTTGGTATTTCTGAAGGGATTTATGTAGAAATCAATCGGTTCAATCCAAAGATGAGATATCCAGATGGCAGTAAAATTGTTGATGTAACTGACCTGAACCAACTACTGAACAATGCGTCCACTTTGGGAATTCGAGTTGATACGGTATATGGTATCAAGTCCGCAGACTTAAAGAAACTTGGTAATGGATGGGTTTCTTTAAATGACCATATCAAACAACAAATTGATGAAATGACATCTGAAAAGATAGCATTAGTAAACAAATGCAAAATATCTGATGATATCAAGTGTATTTGGGTAGATTACTATCGTAGAGGAATGCAATGTTCAAACGACAGGGAAGAACAGCTTAAGCAAATCCTACTTGACAATTACTCTACAGATACTATGACAACCTTAAAGATGCAAGCATTAAGATTCTTTGTTTATCGTGATTATAAGTTTGACTTTCATCTGTATGATTTGTGCAAGGAATTAATCAATGAGACATTGGACAATCATCCAATGCTCAAGAATGTCTTTGAATACAACGACTTGGTATTTAGCAAAACCAAGTACATGGATGTACTTAACGACTACGTTATGGGTAGGTAGGTTTCCTCAAAACAATCTATCCAGAAAGGAGGCTTTCGAGCCTCCTTTTTTTTGCTTATTTCGAGTAGGGATGGTAATACCATCCCTAAAAAATTATCGCAATATTTTTTCAGCTATAATATATTTCTGTATATATGTTGCAACCCATCTATTGTTGCGATATTATCAATATATCAATTTGGTCATAAGGAAACTATCGTGAAGTTATTCGCTAAGAACGCAGACCCAAATCCGCAGTCGGGTCACATCACAGTTATATTGGATGGCAAACCATATTTCATCAATGCACAGAACCCGATGTTTCTTAAAGCATTTGAGGCATACAAAGCAGAAGACTGGGATACTTATGTAAGTTGTGTCAATCCAGAATTGCGTCTTAAGTCTTTGTATGCATCCTACGAGGGCATTGAGGTTAAGGATGGTAACCTTTATGTCTTTGGTGAACCTGTTCACTCCACACTTGCCACTCGTGTACTTTCGTTCCTAGAGCATGGTTTAGATTGTGTTCACCTCTTCAAATTTATTCTCAAACTTAATCTCAATCCATCAAAACGTGCTGTTGACGAACTGTATACATTCCTTGACCACGAAAACCTGCCAATCACTGATAATGGTAATTTTATTGCATACAAAGCAGTACGTTCAGATTACTACGATAAGTATTCTGGAACATTCCTTAATACTGTAGGTAATGTTCTTGAAATGCCACGAAACAAAGTGGATGATGATAAGAATATCGGATGTTCACATGGTTTACACGCAGGTACTATAGAATATGCCAAGAATTATATGGACAGGGATGGTCACTTGGTGCTTGTAGAAATCAACCCAGCAGATGTAGTTTCCATTCCAACAGACTGCAATTTCCAGAAACTCCGCACCTGCAAATACAAGGTAGTAGATGAGTATGAGATTGACTTATCTGACCCTGTTTATGCATCCCGTTTCCAGACAGAAAATGATGATGATGTTGATATCTGGAACGATAAGGAAGAAGAAGACCTTTGCGCTGGTTGTAATTCAGAATATAACTCTTGGTGTACGGATTGTGAACAGTGTGGAAAATGTTGCAACTGTGACGATGAGTCTGATGATGAACCTGAAGATGGCATGTATGAAGGTCACCCAGATGCACCAAAGATAGAAATCCAACTCGAATTAAATCTTGATAATAAGATGACCTCGAATTGGGCAGATGAAAGATTTCAATATCTTGTGATGTTATCATGGCTCTATGCTCATCGACGACCAGCAGTAGGAAATGCTCTCAAAAATTTCTACAAGAATGTTGATGACCATCATCGAATCAACCCAGTATTTGCCATCCTTAAACAGTTCACTTCAGATGAGGATGCATATAAGATTTATTTGGAATTCATCAAATCCAAGTAAACGTGATTTGTCAAGTAATCCCCAGATTTCTCTGGGGATTTTTTTATGAGAAAAATTTGCACAACTACCTTTTAGGGGATACAGGTATCCCCTAAAATAATTTATCAAAAAAACAGGAACGAAATGCTTTAAATAAGAAATCCATACTAGAGGGAATATTATGTCATTTGTTTATCAAGCTGGTGTTTTTACAAGTTATGCTATCAATTTAGGATTAGCTGACAAACAATTACAAGATCAGTTATTAGTTGATCAAGCTGGTACTGCTGCATCTCTTACAAAACTAAACCGTACTATTGTTTCAAATACAATCACACCTACATCAAATACAGATGCTAACTATGATGCTACTCTTGTATTGACACAAGCATTAAGAAGCACAGAAGATACATTAGTTTCAAATTTAGAATTATTCTATGCAAATACAATGTACTCAACAGACACATATTTCCAAAGTGTTGTTGGATATTCATTTAGGGATTACTTTGATAGCAAAACAACTGATAGAACTTTAGATTACACTGGAGCTACATATCCAAATAGTGCTATAGGTTTATCAAGCTTTAGAGACTTATACAGAAGAGTATATGCACAAGAACTGCTATATAAAATATACGATTATAATACATCAGGAAATTTAGTTTCTACAGGAGGAACATTTGGTTTCCCTGGTAGTTTACTCGAATTTAGAAAATACTTTTCTACTGGAACAGCTGGTACTATTTCATTTAATTTAACTAGAACAGATGGTGGAACAGATACAGTAAGTATTGGTATTGGAGCATTTGCTGGTACTGCTGGTTCTTATGTTAACTTAGAAACAAGTCCTGGAAGTGTAACAAGATATTCTGCTGTAGAAGCTGTAACTATATCAGGATTAAGTACAGGTACAGGAAGAACATTCGAAATCTGGACACGATAAATTTTGTTTTATAAATTTTAGGGATGGAAATACCATCCCTATTTTTTTGTGTCAAATTTTTATTACTAATTATTTTTTCTTGCATACCCTTTTTGTCATGGTATAATATTCCTGTAACCCCCGGTGGTGGAATGGTAGACACGAAGGACTTAAAATCCTTTTCTGCAAAGAGTACGAGTTCGAGTCTCGTCTGGGGGATTGGAGAGAGGTTAGACAGTAAGAGCAATCCCTGTCATGTCATGAAGCCATATCATTGTAAGTTTTGTTCAAATCGACACTCGTTAACTAGTCACGAAGACGGGCAGAACATAACCTCTTCCTTTAGTTTGGGTTGGTAGCTCAGTGGAAGAGCAGTGCCCTTTTAAGGCATTGGTCGTGGGTTCAAATCCCACTCAACCCATTTCACTTGGATTTTTTCTTTTCTCCAAGTGAAAATAATCCCCCACATTTACAGGTCGTGTGGGGGATTTCCTTATTTTAATTAGGTATGGTACTACCATACCTACAAATATCTGTAAAATTTTTTGCAAGTATATTACTTTGATGATAACATAGGAAACAACATGATAGTTTATGATTCAACACATATAGTTAAGTGTATTGAAAGAAGATTCAAAAATGTAGCCAAATTAAAAGGTGATTTTTCTATCATGCCTATGCCAAAAGAATACCATTTACAAGTAGCAACCAACAAGGAAAAATCTGATACGTTTGGTGAGGTTTTTACTCCGATTTGGTTAGTAGATGAGATGTTACAAAGAGTAAGTGATTATGATTGGAAAAACCAGAACAAAATCACATTAGACCTTTGTGCTGGTTATGGTCAATTTACTATCAGAATGCTTCGTAAAAAAATCTCATTACTTGGCAATGATTTCCAATACAAAAAGTTTCTCTATGAAACACATTATTTTTCTGAACTACAATTATCATCATGCTATAAGTTGATGCACATTTATTCACAGTATATCAATTTGTTTATTGGTGATAGTAAACATTTGAAATCTTTACCTGATAATTGTTCTGGCATTTACATTTACAAAAATGGTTGGATTAATTGCACAGACAGAGTAATTGAGATATTTGGTGATACACTAGAGAAATATTCCCAAAAAGCGGAAATGCAGTTTGTTTCAGACATGGAAGAGTTTATCAATGAATCTCTATGAATTAAAAAACAAAACCCTTGCTGATGATAACTTTTTAAAGCAAATGAGTTATAAGTTAAATGATTCTGATGAACGTGCTTCATTTTTCAATTGGGTATCGAAACTAGGAAATCATTGGCAGGAGAATCCAACACCTTATTCACTTATTCGTAAGATGGTCAGTAAAACATCTTTACAAAATAAGAAAATATTAGTTTTATTTAATATAGAATTTCTTCATATTTTAGTAGATGAACAAAAAGTTAATTCGTCAGATGTTGTTTTTATTTCAGACAACAAAATTGAACAACTTTGTGCTGTTAAGATTTTCAAAGTACAATCATATAATTTAGATGAGTTTTCTGTTCCAGCATTGAAGAAAATGATAACAGGCATTGATATGAAATTTGATTTGGTTTTTAGTAATCCACCATACACTAACAATGTAGACATAAAAATATTAAGTGAACTTGTTGGTATTTCAGAAGAAATAATTGCAATACACCCTTCTACTTGGTTAATTGACTGCAAGTATGGAACAAAGTTCACTGTAGACTTCAGAAATCAAATTAAAGATTCTTTGAAATCAGTAGAAATGTTTAATGGTAATCCTGTATTCAATATTGGTTTATATGTTCCTACAGTGATTACGCACATAAATTCCAAACATAGTGGCAACATTGATATTTCATTTTTTAATGAAAATTATAATTTAAGTGATATTTTTGATATCAGTAAATATGGTGAGAAATGGATAACTTTAGTGAAACCATTTTTTGAATCTATCAAGACATATCAAAGTATTAATGATGTTAAGATTGATGCTGAGAATCCACCAGCAGATAAATTTTTTGTACAAATGGCAAGGATTCGTGGTCATGTCAATTTGTCTGCAAAATCAGATTCTTCAAAAATCGCACAAGATGATTTTTACACAATGGTTATGAAATCTTCTAATGATAATAAAGGTATAAGAAAAACAAATCAAAATCCTCCAACATTCGCTTTTGATAGTGAACAAGAACAATATAACTTTATAGAATATCTCAAAACAGATTTTGCAAGATTTTGTCTTTCAATCTATAAAAATGGTGTAAGTTTAGTCGGCGGTGAACTTGGTCTTATACCTTGGCTTGATTTTAAAGAAGAATGGGATGATGAAAAGTTATTTGAGAAATTTGACGTATCTCAAGAACTCCAAGATTACATCAGAGAATTTCTTCCTGATTATTATGGAATTAGAAAGTGAGCTTATCCCCCATAATTTTATGGGGGATTTGTTTTAGGGATGGTAGATACCATCCCTAAAAAATTTATTCAAATTTTTATTTGTTGCAGTATATACAAATTATGATAAAATACGGTATGAAGTCAATTGATGAAATCCGAAAAGAAATAGCAAGTGCTTTGCGTAAGATGTTGCCTAACAATAAAGAGACAATTAAGATAGAGCAACCTATACAGATTACCACAGAAAAATTCGAACCAAAAATTACCGAGAGTATTGAATTCTTGGACAATGATGGAAAGAATCTACGTCCTCATCAAATTGATGCATTATCAAGAATAAAAAACGAATCTATAGGTCAGGTTTCAATTCCCACTGGTACTGGTAAAACTTTAATCCAGTTGCATATCCATCTTCAAGACATGGTGGAAAAAAACAAAAATAATCAAAGTGGTGTATATGTCATTACTGCACATAGACTAGCATTGTGTAATCAGTTATTCAATGATTTTGTCTACATGGCACGTTTTGAGAACAATATTGAATGTGATTTTCTTTCTGTTAGTTCTGATAACTACAGCATGAAAAAGATACACAAATCAATCAAGAAACGAAACAAACATCTGAAGCAAAACGATGTATCAGATAGATTATCTATTGATGATATTGAAGTTAAGAATACTACCAATTCAGATGAGATAGTAAATTTCGTAAATGAATCTAAATCAAATAAAAAGCATTGTGTAATCATTGCTACTTATGATTCATTTGACAGATTGAATAAGATACCAGTTATTGATGTATGTACCTACGATGAAGCACACACTATAACAAGAGATGACTACTGGTCAAATGTAGACAAAGTAAAACCTAGAATTCAAAAACAGTTTTTCTTCACTGCAACACGTAAAGAGAGTGATTGCAAACGTGGGATGAATAGAGTTGATTTTTATGGTGAATTGCTCTTTGAAAAATCTCCTAGAGAAATGGTTGAAAAAGGAGAGATTGTAAGACCAAATAACTATCATGTCATCCAAGTGCAAAACGATGAGGGATATAGTTATGACAATCCCCTTATGACTGTTAGAGCCATAACTGAGGGATTTATTAATCACAGAGTTAAGGTGAAGGAACATTCAAGTAAACCAAAATCACTAGGTGCAAAATTACTAGTAACTTGCGATGGTAGTGTTCAATTAAACGATGTAGTAAATGACATTGCATTTAGGACATGGTGTGAACAAAATAATGTTCATATGTTCAGTGTCAATTCTGAATATGGAGACTTTTGTAATTTTGAAAGAATAAATAGCAGAAATACTATCATTGACAAAATGAATGAGTTAAGTGATAGTGATGATGCAATATTCCTTCATGTTGATATCTTAGCGGAAGGTATAGACTTACCTGCAATTACTGGTGTCATGCCTATCAGAGACATGACAAAATCGAAGTTAACACAAACCTTGGGTCGAGCTACTAGATTACTTGCAGAAGACCGAAGAAGATTGTATTTACCTGATGGACATAAAGATAAAATATATCCAACTGAATACAAGAAATTCGTAAAACCTTGGGCTTGGGTCTTGATACCTAACTATCTTTTGGATGATGCTAACAGAATACAAACTTTGATTGACGAAGTTTATGATAACTATGGTGTCAGAGCAGAAAGATTTACTGAAAAAGAACAGTTCATGGCAAACCCAGAATATGTTATGCCATCCATTAATACCGATGATGAAATCGAAGCAAAATTCAAAGAAGGTCAATTGGCTCACATCTTCTCATTCTCTGAAATGATTAATCTCAAAACATCAGATATGAGTGAAGAGGAACAAGAGAAACTGGCGATTAGTATTTTGGAGACATACGATGCTTGAACATAGTAGTATTTCTGTCTATCACAAACAAGTTAAAGACATATACGAAACTTTAGATACAGCAGAACAATCCATGAAAACATTGGATATCTGGATATCTTTAGTAGAAAATCACGCAAATCAACTTGGTAGCAAAAAATCTTCTCAGATTGATAAAGAAAAAACCATGAATGATTTCCGAGGAGATATGCTTGAAATCTTAGCAGAAATATTCTTCACTAATTCTGTTTTTGATGACAGGTTTGGACTACATCAATATACTATTGCAGATTGTGCATCAGACTATGGTGTAGATGCAACAGGTATTAATGTCAATGGTCACAAGTCTGCTGTTCAATGTAAATATAGAGCAAATCCAAATCCTACTGGTGATGACCAAATAAAATATGAGGATTTGACCAAAACATATTTTGATGGTAGAGAAAATCATGCTTGTGATTTGGACAAACCACACACTGTATTTCTATTTACTACAGCAAGCACGTATTCATTCATTATTGATGTGAATTTTAAAGATAAACTGGTGTTCTTAGGAAGAAAGCAATTGTCAGAAATTATCCATCAAAACAAAAATTTTTGGACTATCGCTAATCAACAAATAAAACAATTTTTTGATGATTAGTCGTAGGGATGGTACTACCATCCCTAAAAAATTATCGCAATATTTTGCATGTTATATTATAGATGATATAATACAAACATGGAAAACACCACTACAACTCCAACGTACAAAGTGTCTGTTACTTTCAACTGGCACTATGCAGATAAGTCAGTTCGTAAAATTCAAAAGTCAGATTATATAACAAGTTCTGGCACTCAAGATGAAATTGTTAAAGAATTTCTTGAAAGTTTTATTGACTCTTATACTATTGGTATTTGCAAAGTAGAAGATTTAGCAGTGCATTGTTTTGAACGTATTCTTACTGTTGATGATTGGATGGACAAATATAATCCAATTAAAAATCATATAAATGAAGATGCTTCATTTGAGGGAACATCTTTTGAAACATATGAGGAAGAATTAGAATTCATACAATCTCAAAATCCCCATAACATTTGGACACTTGTATATGCTGAAGAAGAATACTACATTGTTCCCGGATTTAGATGGATTGACAGAGAGAGTTATTTTGTTACTGAAAAACCTTTTACAGATGAAGACTTGCACATTGAATACTTAGTGATATAATAACACTGTTTCAAATCCGCTCTCAACTCATCCCTCTTCTAGCTCATAGGAAGAGGGATTTTTTTGCATTAAAAATATAGGAATGGTAAATACCATTCCTAAAAAATTCTATCAAAAAAAGATTTCTTAACATTTTTCTTATGTGACTTGCAATCTACCACGCATTGGGTATAATACTGTTAAGTCTAATAAATAGACCACCGTTCTGAACATCAATACCTGTCTCTATCAGTTACTCCTCCAAATGTTCAGAGCAAGATTAAACCTGTGAAATAAAATTCATGGGTTTTTTCTTGCCTGTATTGCTTTGATAATATACAATGGTATATGAAGTACATACTTTATCAATTAGATGATGATTTCAATATTATTAATAAGTTTAAGTTTGGTAGTGTTATAGTTGCTTTTGAATATATTAATAAACATTTAGCTGAAGAACCAAATGCCAATTTACTTGAAATTCATTTAGATGACAATGGTGATATTAGATTAGCAAAAACTTATCGCAAGGGAAAATATCATAAGACCCTTGCATAGTCATTTGATTATGATATACTTACTTTGTTCGAGATGTCTTCAGCATCAAGAACAAAATCCAGAATGTGGTGATTCTGGAAAAATTGATGGGTAGCTTAAATAAAGCAGAGGACATAAACCTTTGATATGGGTGAGAATCCCATCCCATCTATTTCCTGATTGATGGTTTGAAAATTTTGTACGTGGGGTATGAACAAAATCAATCAGGAACTTAGGGCAGTTAGCTCAATGGTTAGAGCAGCAAACTCATAATTTGTTGGTTACAGGTTCAAGTCCTGTACTGCCCATTGGTTGGTTTGGTGTTTTGCATGTCCATACTCCTCCCTCTATTAATATTTTCAGAGAGAAATAATAGAGGGATTTTTTTTGACATCATTATATCTATATGATATATTCTTAGTGAGGAAACAAAATGCCAAACGATACATTGAATTATTTATCAGATAAAACTGAACACGATTTGCTGGTTATTCTTGAGGGATTTAGAATGCTCCTGGCTGATGCAGAATTATTTGATATACTTGCTGAAAAGTTAGATTACAATGATGATTGTCTAATGGAATTGAGAGAAGATGTTCAAAATTATCTTGAAGACGTTCTTGTAGATGAGGTATAATTAGTTTGTTGGAGAGGTGGCTGAGTGGTCGATAGCGACTGTCTTGAAAACAGTTAACGTGAAAGCGTTCGCAGGTTCGAATCCTGTTCTCTCCTTTTTAAAACACTATGACACAAGAACAAGCACAAACTTTAAAAAATAAAGTAGAAGAGCTAAATAAACTTTATGCTCCGATGGTTTTATTTTTTGATATGTTTAGAAATCCAAAAGAAGACCATGATGATAATTGGTTTGTCACTATTGTTTATCATGTTACTCCAGATGATTGGTTTACTTTTGTTAGCTTAGGTTTTAATTTTGAAATGGTATCAGATAAGCTTAAAGGATATCAGTTTGCTTTGGAAGCAGTGCAAGCATATCAAGAAGAATATGGTAATTTAAAATTTTCTCATTCTGACTTGCCTTTGGGGTAGGATAAATAATAAAACAGAATGAGACTTATCCCTTCCAGTTTAGTAGTGTTTTCTGGAAGGGATTTTTTTCTTAATTACATTTAGGGATTGTAACACAATCCCTACAAAATTTGAACAAAAAATATATCTAATAAATATATAATAGTGTGTCAAATATGTTGAATTTTCCCTATGCGTTGGGTATACTTTTAGTGTTGGATAAATCACAGCCTAAAGAAAGAAGCCAAGGCAATGAGTACCACATTACATAGTGAAGAGAAACGCAAGGTAGGAAGACCGTCATTCATATTACCATATGACGAAGCCAGAGCGATACTCAAGAGTAAGAATATCAAGAGTTATCAAGAGTATCTAGATTGGGTCAATGAGACCAAGCCATATGGTTTTTCCACAAACCCGTACCAGATATACAGGTACAGAGGTGATTGGAAAGGCACTAAACACTTCTTAGGATTGACTGATTATGTCAAACCAAGTGTATCAGAAGACCAAGATATCAAAGGTCAACTCAACTTCAGTAAGATAAAGCAAATCATAAAGCAAATCTTACATATGGGATAGACAGGAGGGCTAATAAGCCCTCCTTTTCTTTTATCAGTATAGCTTAGGCATATTCCTAATATGCCTACAAAAAATAGTCAAAAAATATATGATTATTTCTATATAATTAGTGGTAAGATTTAGAACCTTAGAGTATACTTAAGGAGTAACAAGGTTGCTTGTTAGAGTTTGAAAAGAAGCCAAGGGAGAAATTCAAATGTTTAGTTATAATGAGGCTAAAACCAAAGTCTCTACGTTGAAGTTTCCTACTCTTAGAGAATATTCCAAGTGGGTGTTAGATAATCAATTCGATTCACTGTTTCCTGTAAACCCAAGAGCATTCTACAAGGAGTTTGAGGGTGGTGCAAAGTATCTTGGTTGGACACAAGAAGAATATCGAGCCAATGTGACCAAAGCACGTAAAGCAAACACTGACTACAAAGCACTTGGTCAAAAAGTATCTGCTACTTTCGAGCGAAAACGTGCTTTGAATATCGAGACAGAAACTCCAGTCACTCTAGTAACTGAACAATCGAGCATTACTGCTGAAGAGATGGTAAAGTTCTTCATCAAGGAAGATGTTGATATCAAGGTCATCATCAACTTCCTGTCAGAGTACAGCCATCCCAAAGATGTCTATCAGATATTCCTTGACTATCTGAAGAACAGATACAACCCAGTCAAAATCTAACCAATACCCTCCTTCGGGAGGGTATTTTTTTGTCAACTTTTTTTATAGGAATATTTCGAAATATTCCTATTGATTTTCGTGAAAAATAATCTATAATGATCTTGCAATGCTTATGAGCTTTGTAATTTATTTTTGAGAGAAAAAATGAAGAAAATACATATTTCAAATTTTCGTAAGAAGTTTGATGATGCAAGTTTTCAGGTGTTAAAGAATATTATTAATAGTGGATTTGAAAAGAATTCTACCATTAATATTTCAAAAATTTCAGAAGCTATTACTGACCCAACAGTAAAGCAAAAGTTTACTAGTTGGTCAAGTGGATATGATTTCGCTGTTATTGATTTTAAATAGCAGGAACATAAAATAATAATATAGTAATAGAGATTGTTTGGTCCTCACTGAGTATGTTCTTGTTTTCCTGTTATGTGATAGAAAAAAATAAAAGATGCGTATAATCGGGCATTGATGGATATATCAATAGTCAAGATGACCAGCAATATTTAGGAATCCCTCTTATTATTAAGGGGGATTTTTTATTGCATTGTATGTAAGAGATGATATACTGCTCTTATGGGAATGAGAGATAAAGATGGATTAGCGTCCATCTTAAAAAACAAAATATCGTCTTTACTTGGTTCTTCTTTCGTTGCAGGAAGACAAAACTATTATCTCCATAATGGCAAGAAGTATCCTGTCAAAATCACCAGCGTAGGTATTGATGGTAACAATGTAAACCAGTTATCTGCTATTGATTTGAAATTCCATATCATTGGCAAAGAGACTACTAATGGATTTGAATACATTGTTCTAAATCCTTTCCAGGCTTGCAAACTCTCAACACAAAAGAATCCTCAACACAATGGTATCGTGATTGAGAATTTCTGCTGTGCATATACTGAATTCTCTCAGTACAAAAAGTATGATGATAGCAATTTGGATGTTGCTATCAAAATTGCTATTGCTTCATGGGAAATCAACAGGAACCGAAAACCTCTTGAGAACTACATGATGGCACAACAAAAGATGAGGGAAACAATCAACAAGAACAATGTTGATTATCTAAATACAATTCTTTGATTGAACACACCAACATTGACCTTCGAAAAACATTTGCTCGCGTAGTTTATTTTATCGAGCAATTGGAACAAGGTAAGAGTAAATCTGTCATTCTTCAAGATTTAGATTTTAAAGAAGAGGAATGGCAGTTTCTCTTGGATAGAATGTTAGAGATATCAGAATACAAAGATGACGAAGCTGTTATCACATTCCCTGATGGAACATATTCTACTCTAGGTCCTGTAAATTTATCTAAGAAAAATATTTTGAAACTTTTGATTTAGGGTATACTTTTATACCCTAAAGAAAATCGAAAAATTATTTGAACAGTTATCTATTAACTGATATAATGTCGTGTTATGATAATTTCTTTTGAAGCATCTGCAAACATCGACTCGGATTATTTTGGTTATTTTTCTATGAAGTATGACCCAGAACTCTTCTCTGATATAAAAGAAAACATTACAGAAATTTCTAAACCAGAACCATTATCATTTACTCTTGATTCTAAAGAAGTCAAATTGCTTTATAGTACTTATCATTATATGAGAAGGATGATTACAATTACTGATGTTGAAACTTATAAATTTACTGATAAATTAAAGATTGATTTTGACCACACAAGTTTAAAAGAATTCAAGACAGTCAAGTTACATATTGACAGGGATTACTTTTATTTTACTGGTTATTATGAAACACCAAAAGACCAAATCCAGTTTCAATCACTTAACTTTGATGCACGATTTATTGAAACACTTGAAAAGAAATATAACAGGGGCATGGTAGAATAAACTATGGAATCAAAAGTTTGGATTTACTTTTCAAAAACTGGAACTGGGTATGAAATGCTTGGTTCTGATATTATTTCTGGTATCGATGCATATCTACATACAGATGGCACTTATCTCATAGAGTATAGTTTTTCTGGACAAAAAGATTCTATGCATTTCTTTATTTATGAATATGATAAATCTCAAAAGAGACGTAGAACAATCTCTGAAGGATATCAAAGACAAGACGTTCTAGTTAATTTTGCTAAGAATGTACACGTTTGCCATAATGTAAGACAAGAAATTTACAAAGAATATATGATGCAATTAGAGGATGAAGAAATTCAAAATGCAAACTAGTGAACAAAAACTTAAACTACTAAATAAAACTATTGAAACATTATGGCACGGTGTTGCTGATACTAAAGATGGTGATTATCCAAGAATCATTAATCTCTACAAAGAAGTATTGAAAATCAATTACAAAGATAGAGATGCTTGGGAGAATATGGTTTGGCTAATGTGGAGTATGGCTGTAAATAAAAAAGATACAGCTTGGTTATTAGAAGCAGAAAAATTTGCTAAAACATACTTGTCATTAATGCCAAATGGTTATCGTTCTTACGAATATCTTGGAACATTCTATCGTAGTATGATTAAAGATGAAAGATTGGCAGTAAGATATTATGAATCTGCAATTAGATGGAAAGATGCTGAAACGAGCACTCATCATTCTCTTATTGCTCTTTGTATTAAGACTGGTGATTTAGTAAAAGCAAAAGATTATTGCTTACTTACTTTAAAAAGATTTCCAAAAGATGCATATGCTACTATGAGACTAAAAGACTTAAATGTACGATAAGTTTCTTCTGTCTTTAACTGAGAATGCTGAATTTCCGAGTAATGTTATTTTAAAACCAAAATACATAAATCGTATTGGTTTTAAAATAACATACAAAGAAGGAACTGAATGTATTCTTTGGACAGATGGAGAAAAGTATTATGCACTCCTGGAGCTGTTTTCTGAAACACACTTTATCAGAATACCTCAAAGCTTAGGAGATCATGTATACGATAAGTTCAAAACATTTTATGAAGGAAATTTTTCTTACGAGTACCTTTAGGGATGGTAAACACCATCCCTAAATATTTTAATCAAATATTTTTTTAATCTTGCACTGTATACACTAGATGATATAATAAGTCATCAAGGTTGAGGTAAGAAAATGAACAAAGAGCAAGCAATCACGTCCTTCATGAAGGCAGTCAAGACATACACAAACTCCATTGACAAAACAGCACAAACCAACATTGCATACAAGAAAGCAGTTTATGCACTTGAAGATGCAGTAAATCAGATTTATCGTGATGTTGATGTTAAGGAACTTGGTAGCAATGCAGAACAGCGTAATGCAAAGATTTCTGCTCAAACATCTGAACTTATTGTAGCAAAACGTGAATTGGAATATCAGTTGGAAGTGGCTCGTGCAGAAGAGGCTCGTGCTAAAACTGAATGTGACCAAATCAAATATATCATTCGAGCATTGGAAGTAAAGGAAGAAGCATAATGCAAAAAATTGAAATTAACACAAAGTATGGATGGTCTACTGCAAAGATTGGCAGATACACTAATGGACATATAGGTATCCAGCTCTTTCAAGGTGGAAGTCCTCTTGTCAAAATCTCCACTAATCTCCCAGACACTAACATTGATTCAAGAGAGTTTCATTTCAATAGTAATGATGCTGGGACTCTTAAGGATGATGTCTTGAACAGTGGACATTTTGAAGACACTGGTAAAGTTGATAAGTCTGGATTTTGTGAATATCCAGTATTTAGGTTGAAAGACCATGTTGAGGTTGTTGAGGGGTGAAAACCCCTCTTTTTTTTGCTTTAATAAAATAGGGATGGTATTTACCATCCCTACAAAAATTATTCAAAATATTTATTTTATTTGCTAATATACTAAAAGTGATATATACTGTTTGTGTAAGGAGACAGGTATGGAACTTTCAATTCGTGGTATCTTAACAGCCAACTTTGAGTTGACAATTGATAAAGCAGATTTTGCTGATGCTTGTGAGAGTGTGAAACTTGACCCAGAGCAGTTCAAGGAATTCACATTTGAGCAATGGGAAACACTTCGTAAGGCTTTGATTCAAACTACTTGTGATATGGAAGCCGATATTGACTATGTGGAAATCCATGAGGCAAATACTGTGTCTGTGGATGAGATTCACATTGATGACACTGATAAAATGACCATTGTTACTTATCAACAAGATGGTAAAGTAGATTCAGTAGATATCCAGTAGAGAAAGGATGGGAGGGCAAAGCCCTCCCACACACACCCATGTTTCTTGATGATTATCCAATAGTAGTCTGGTTCGTTCGCAAAATCAAGAACAATTATTGTTTATATGATTCTGCAAATCAGCTCGTAATGAGAAGAGATGAAAAACGTAAAAAAGAAATATACCAATATTGTGCAGATAATGGTATAGAAGTTCAAGATGAGTTTTAAAATAAATCCCAAGAAAATTCTTGGGATTTATTTTTAGGTATGGTAAAGACCATACCTACTTTTTTTTGGACAATTTTTTCTTCTCTGGTTTCACACAATTTTTTGACATTGCATCACCTTGTATTTGAATGTTATCTTTGGTTATTTCATTTACAGTAACTTGCATCTTGCAATCTTTACATACAAGAGAAAAGTTTGTTTCTGAGATAACATCCCATTGATTAACTTCGTGTCCAAGAGATTTTACTGCATCTCTTGTCTCTTGCATCAATCCTAGTACATTCATAATACCCATACCCTAGTTTACCAGTAAAAAAATATTGGCACAAGTATATATTATTTGGTATATTAGTGCTATGAGAACAGTGTTGTGGAATAATACTGAGCGTTGGTTCAATCATCATCATTACGAACCACTACTTGAAGATGTAACAGGTTTTGACCTTAAGCAGAATCTTTGTTCTGAATCTATTAAGTATATGGCAAAACGACTTAGAGATACCAATTACCATAGAATGTTTCGTATCAAGTATTCTATCTATGAAGATGAATACAAAGCACTAGTACAGAAATTCAATTATTACGCAGACAATAATGGAAAGATTGAGGTGAGTTATGAAAAAGTTCAAGAAGTTTGTTGAAGAGTTGGCTATTGCATCAGGAACAGAAATGATGCGAGCTAGTCAGATGCGTCCAAGTACTTTTAAGGATAAGTCAAAGTACACAAGAAAAACCAAGCACAAGAATCGTCAGGATAAAAATTCCGACGATTCTTTTATTTGAACTTTGATCTTAGGGATGGTATTTACCATCCCTAAAAAAATATATCAAATATTTTATTTACTTGACACAGCATACTATATTTGATATATTAGTCTTGTAAGGAGTTTGATATGAAAAGTACAAGAAATTCGGATAGACTTCGTGAGATTCTTCTCTCAACTCGTCAACAGATTGTATCCCTTAAGGATATACAAATCGACCTAATGAATCATGATAGCAAAGTGGCAAATCAAGTTGCAACCCAAATCTCTGCGCTTGAAGAAGTTTATAAGCATCAACTATCATTGGTCAAGTCGGCAGAAACTCTTGAACCAAAACCTAGAGGATGGTTCACTGGTCATATCAAGACCAAAGAAGATAGACTAGCCAACATTATGGACTAAACCAAAGCCCCTGAAATATGGGGCTTTTTTGTTGAGAAAAATTATGATTAAGAAAATATTGGCAAAATGTTGTTTTTGTTCTGTAAGTTTAGATGTTTACGAAGTCACTAATTGGCACTCTGATAACAATAGAACAAACTATTTTTGTTGCAAAGATTGTTATATTAAAAAAATAAATGAACGAAAAACTTGACACGATATATATAATTTGGTATATTTACTGTGGAGGAAGTCATGGTTAATCAATATGATAAAAAGTGCTGTTGGTGCAAAGTTGTAGTTCCTGCTGGTTATGGTAAAGTTTGGAATTACAATGGTAGATGGTATGTTGGATGCCAGGACTGTTTAGATGATAAGTTCAAAGATGACAAAGGGGACTAGCTCCCCTATTTTTTTGCTTTTATAAAATAGGCATGGTCTAAACCATGCCTATAAAATTTTGTCAAAATTTATTTTTAATTTGCGCAGTATATAATATATGATATACTTATTCATAAGTGAGGTATGAGATGACTTTAGAGATGGTTAATCGCTTATTGTATTTGGTTGTATACACTGGTGGTTTTGTTGCGTTTTGGCAGATTACAAAGCATATGCCAAAAGTACTATATACATTGCTTGAATGCATTTCTGTTATGACTTGTAGTGTTTTGTTGCTTACTCCATTTTCTATGATAATCGAATATATTTTGGTTGGTAATATTCACATTACAATGATGTTTGTAGCAGGTCTTTGTTTTGTAGGTTTATTTTGTGGTATATGGATGGTTATGGTACAATCATCAAGAGCATTACAAGGAAAGAAGCAATACCAAGATGTTATTCTCTAAGCAAGGTTTCAAGACAGTTGACACGACCGAAGAATTCGTAAAGCAAGTCATGGAATTTGGTCAAAAAGACATAGTCTTAAGCGTAACACATAGTAATGGTGTTATTGATATAGTTGTAAGTCCAACTATGGATGCTATAGAAGCAGACGTATATCATTTTCTAAATGATGAAACAGAATTGAAATATACTATGCCAATCAAATCCCTCACTGCTAGCTACATTTCATCTTTGTCATTAACTAGTGCAATTCATACATACTTGTCTGAAGCGTTCAAAGTTGCTGATATATTTGCAAGAACTACCAGACAAAGCACTGACTATGCTAAATAATAAAAACCTCCTGAAATGGAGGTTTTTTTATGAAACTTTACCTTTAGGCATGGTATATACCATGCCTACAAAAATTCAACAAATTTTGTTTTTAATTTGACTTGTATACACCTAATGATATAATATTCACAAGGAGATAGTTATGGCAACTCGTGCGCGTATTGGTCTGAAACTTCAAGATGGAACAATTAAACATTCCTACGTTCATTGGGATGGATATCCTCTAAATGTTGGTGCGTGTCTTGTATCAAATTATGATTCAGTAGCAAAAATTACTGAACTGCTATCGTTTGGTGATATGTCTTCTCTTGGAATGTTTGTTACACCATCTGGAGAGCATAGTTTTGACAACCCAGAATCCAGTGT